GCACGTAAGGAAAGACAGGCTGCCCTGCTCGAACGACAACGTAAGCGTCAACAAATGCTTGAGATTGTGGTCTTGGCTACGGCAATTATTTTGGGACTCGGACTCCTCGTTGGTGTGTATTTTTTCTTAAAGAGCTTGCGTTAACCTTCAATATAGTGTATAATAAGGTTAACCGGAGACCTTACCCATGAAACAGCTTGCTATCGACGCTCTTGTGTTCCAATACAAAGCCCAAAAGAAACACGCCGAACACGTCCTTGAAAACTACCTGAACAATCCGATTGGAGTTGGCGAACATCCGGACCTCATAAAAGAAATGGACACGGCTCTTGAAAAGTGGGAAGACGCCAACGGAAAACTTGAAACCCTCTTGAGACTTACCGGAGATACAAGTGGCATTGGCTAAAAGTCAAAAATCCTTGAAGGCGTGGACAAAGCAGAAGTGGCGCACCAAGTCTGGAAAACCCTCTACTCAAGGTCCGAAAGCAACAGGCGAACGCTACCTGCCTGAAAAAGCCATCAAGGCACTCAGTTCGAAAGAATACGCTGCCACTACCCGTGCGAAGCGCAAGGCTACAAAGGCCGGAAAACAGGTTGCGAAACAACCTAAGAAGATAGCAAAGAAAACACGAGCCTACAGGAAAGTGTGATGAGAAAAAAGATTAGATACCATGTTGCCATGATTCTCCTGTATGTTAGCAAGCCGTTCGCGGCTATCGAAAGCTGGTTGTGGACAAAGCATCGTGACCTCTTGCACAAGAACCGCGACGAATGAGCATCACGAGCTATCCAAATAAAGTTGTCTTTGGCACTAATGGTAATGATGTTGCATTTGCTGACCATACAGTCGATGCGTTTGGTAGGCTGCGTATAAGCCAACCCTATACTCTGTTTGATAGCCAAAACCGTTTTCAAGCTGACCCACAGTTTGATACCAGTTCAACAGGCAGTGGAGCATTTGCTCATTTACCTAACGAGAGCAGCAACTCTATGACGGTAGGTACTGCTACTGGTGAAGTCATACGGCAAACAAAACGTGTATTTCCATACCAGCCGGGAAAGTCACTGCTTACCCTTGCTACCTTTACAATGGCTGAATCACAGGCTAATCTACGCCAACGTGTAGGCTACTTTGGTTCTGATGATGGTGTGTACTTTGAACAGAATGAAACAGACTTACGCTTTGTAATTCGTACATCAACAAGTGGTAGCGCAAGTGATGCACGGTACGTAACACAGGCTAACTGGAATGTAGATAAACTGGATGGCACGGGTCCTAGTGGATACACACTGGATGAAACAAAGACACAGATTCTTTTGATTGACTATGAGTGGCTTGGTGTAGGTACAGTACGTGTAGGCTTTGTAATTGATGGGCAGAACGTAATCTGCCACAAGTTTCACAACGCTAATAACTTGACTTCAGTCTATATGAAGACAGCTATCCTGCCGATACGTTACGAGATTACCGCAACAGATACTATTGGTTCTGCCGCTACAATGAAACAAATTTGTAGCACAGTCATAAGCGAAGGCGGTTATCAACAAGATGTAAACGAATTGTCTGCACAACGAACTACTACGCTTTTAAGTATCGGTCTAACAACTTTACCTTTAGTATCCGTCCGTTTGAATAGTGCTTCTCTTGATGCTGTTGTACTTCCACAAATTGTTAAAGTCTTGCCTACTACTGGACAAGATTACATTATAACACTTGTTCGTAATGCCACATTAACAAGCCCATCTTGGGATACAGGCACATTTACCAATGTGGATTATGATGTAAGTGCTACCGCAATGACAGGTGGTGAAGTTGTGCAGTTAGACTATATTACAAATACTGTACAGGCTGGTAGTGGCGTTGACGCACCAACAGGTTACAAGTTTAGTTTGCAGCTTGGTAGAACAATAGGTGGCACAAGCGACATTATGACGGTTGGTATTCGTACTGCCGTAACAGGTACACCTTCAGGTTCAGCTATTGGCTCGCTTATCTTTTATGATTTAACCAACGGAGTGTAAGGATGCTCGAACGTAAAAAACGAACCCTTGCTCTCGAACTGACAACATTGAACCAAGACATCTATACAGTTCCCAGTCGGTTCAGTGCCGATGTGAACAGTATCTATATCAACAATGCGTCGGGTAGTACGGTAACTTTTAGCCTCGACTGGTACGAAGCAGCGACAACAACGTACCACACACTCGCTGAAACTGTCGAACTACCACCTAATTCTTTACTACAGATAACAGACTATCCCCTGTATCTTATCAGGGATGACAAGATTCGCGGCCTTGCTAGTGCAAACAGTGCCGTGAATATCTCAATATCTCTCGAAGAGTATTACGAGACCTCTATTTAACCGCTTAACGGAGAAGATTGATGGCAATCACAACCGCAATGTGCAATAGCTTTAAGACAGAACTGCTGGGCGGTGTTCACGATTTGGACACTGATTCTATCAAGTTAGCTCTGATTAAGGCTACCCCGACTGGCACGTATAACGCCAGTACAACCAATTATTCTGATGTAACAGGAAACTCTGATGAAGCATCCGGAACAGGATACTCTGCAGGGGGTCAAGTTCTCGATGGGGCGTCTATTACTTTAGACGGTTCTACCGCTATTGTTGATTTTACAGATGAAGTATTTGCTGACGTTACTGTGTCTGCTGATGGCTGTATTATTTACAACGCTGGGCAAGGTAACAAGGCAATCGCCGTAATTGATTTTGGTGGCACAGTAAGTGCTACTGCTGGTGACTTGACGATTGAATTTCCTACCGCTGATGCAAGCAACGCTGTAATTCGTATCGCGTAAGGAAACATCATGGCTGTTACCGTAAATGCTGCTGTTTACGGAGTAGGTGTCTACGGAACAGCTAGATATGGCAAGGTTATTGTAAGCAACCTTGACCAAGCCACTGCCGCAGCTTCTGCCGGAACCGTTCAGGTAAACATAACAGAAATCCTGAACAGCGTTAGCGCAACAGGTACGATAGCTCCCGTAGTTGCAGGTGGTTTTGAAATTGACATCGGTGAAGTTATTTCGACTGGTGTTGCAGGAACAGGTACTGTCAATACAGTACAAGTTAATGTTGCAGAAGTTCTAGGCAGTGTTAGCGCAACAGGTTCTGCAAACGATATTATCCCACATGCAAATTCTTTAATTGTTGTTGATGGGGTTCAAGGCACAGGCGCAGTTAACACCGTCGAAGAAAAGCCAACAGAGGCTTTGAATAGCGTAAGTGCTACAGGCTCTGTAAACACTGTCCAAGTTAACATCGCCGAAATACTCGGCAGTGTAAGTGCAACAGGTTCTATAGGAACACTTGAGCATAGCAACACAGTAACACTGACAGGTGTTCAAGCTACAGGCACTGTCAATTCACTTGAAGAAAAGCCCACTGAAGTATTAAACAGTGTAAGTGCTACAGGTGTAGTTGGCAGTCTCACGGTAAACGTCCTCGAAGCATTAGGTAGTGCTGCATCTACCGGAACAGCTGGAACCGTTACAACCACAGCCGTCGTCTTCGATTTCTACGCAGTTCGCGAACAATATAGCCCTCGTAGAACCGTCCTCATACCAAGAGCAGCCTGACCTATGACCACCTTCGACCGAACCATCCACGTTACATCGGAATTTAGAGTGGTGCTTATTGATGATATCGGAACCGTTTCGACGCGAACTGTCGAAGTTCCGTTCGAAAACAGAAACGTAGAAATACATCGCGGAACGTCCTCTGCTGAACGAACCGTACTTGTGGAGTAAGATAACATGTCTTTTCGCTGGCCTTTCAAAGACCCTGATGAAACTCTCGACTACAGCGTAGATTGGTCTCGCTTTTTGGAGTCGGCAACAATCTCATCTGTAACGTGGTCTGTCAAAACTTCCGTGTACGACACAGAAACAACTCTCGCATCGGGCCAGACCTTGACAACTGCTTCCGCTTCAGCAACTACTGACAGCATCCAGAATGTAAGTCAAACCAATACCAACACGGTTGCTACGATTAATATAGGCGGTGGGGTCGTCAACCGGGAGTACACCTTCTTCTGCACAATTATCGACAGCACAGGTAGCACAGCCAAACGCTCCATCAAACTTAAAGTTCGGGATAGATAGACATGGCATACAACTTTCTTGGATTATCGAACGATGTTGCGGTTCGCTTAAACGAAACCCAGTTGACATCAAGCAACTTTGCTACAGCCACCGGATTTTACTCTGCAATCAAGGAAGCTGTTAACTCCTCCATCCGCCACATCAATCAAGCACATTTTGGGTGGCCTTTCAATCACAACACCCAAGAACAGACTCTCGAAGCAGGGATTACGAGGTATGCTATTCCGGGAGAAGCCAAGTATGTTGATTTTGATACCTTTCGGGTTCGCAGGGATACCACCCTCGATTTGGGCAGGGCAGTTCGCCTTAAGCAGTTGAGCTATGACGAGTACGTTGACAGGTATATAGACCAAGAGGACGAAACTGACACGACTAAGGGAGCGGCTCCGGAATACGTGTTTCGCACCCAAAACAACGAATATGGTATCGTTCCGATGCCGGACAAAGCCTATCAGGTTGACTTTGAATACTTTACCTTTCCTGTTGACTTGTCCTTGTATAGTGACGTTCCGAGCGTTCCTGAACGTTTTAGATTTGTGATTGTCGACGGAGCTATGTACTACGCTTACATGTTCCGCGATAATATAGAGATGGCATCCGTATCCCAGCGGAAGTTCGACGACGGTATCAAGCAGATGCGAACCTTGCTTGTCAACGAAAACATCTACATGAGAGCAACCTAACATGCCCGACCGTTGGCAAACCTACGCCGTCGAATTTAATGGCGGTTTGATAACCAACCTATCTCCCTTGCAGCACGGAGCTAACGCACCCGGTTCGGCTCGTGTGTTGCGTAATTTTGAACCGTCTATTGAAGGTGGGTATCGGCGCATAGAGGGGTTCGATAAGTATGATGACAACCTCGTCCCTCCCTACGGTGCGCCCGTAGTTCACGGCTCTGGGCAGACCGGAACATCTCTCGTGTTGGGGAATATACACACAGAGCCTGAAGATGGTGATACTTTTACCATCGCAGGTGTCTCCGGAACGTACACAATCGACACGAGCGGCGTTAGTTACGATGCGACGAACAATCGAGCAACCTTAACCTTAACAACCAGCCTCGACTCTAGCCCCACAAATGCTGCTGCTGTAACTTTTACCAGCACCACTTCGAACTATAGAATAAACGGTATCGCAAGTTGGGAAGATTCGGTTATTGTTTCTCGAAACAACTCGATATTTCAAACGACAGGAAGCGGTTTTACCCACATCAACGTCCCCGACTATGGCACAGTCCTTGTAGACGGAGGTAGTCAAACGGGAACGAGCCTTGTTGTAGACGGCTTGACAGCAGCACCCCAAGCTGGAGACGTATTCAAAATTGCCGGGGTCGATTTGGTCTACACAGTTACGGTTGACGCAACCGTTTCTTCCGGAGGAGCAACCCTCTCTATCAACCCTGCTTTAGATTCGAGTCCTGCTGACAACGCTGCAATCACGTTTCTTTCAACAAGTAGGGATGGCACAGTCAAGTTTCGGTTTGCTCGTTATAACTTTGACGGTACTGAAAAAATTGTGATGGTTGATGGAACGAATGCTCCAGCTATCTATGACGATACAACTTTTACTGTTTTCGACGATGCTCCTATTGATGTTGTCGGAGCGAACCACGTTGTAAACTTTAAGAACCAACTGTTCTTTTCAAAGGGTTCGAACCTTTCATTTACAGCCCCTTTTACCGACAACGACTTCACTGCAGCGAGCGGCGCAGGAACAATAAATGTCGGAAATGCAATTACGGGCTTGATTATTTTTCGAGAACAGCTTATAATATTTAGTGAGAGACGTATTTCTC